TCCAGCTGATGCTGTATAATTAGAAGTTTTAACTGATTGCCAAGATGTTCCACCAGAGTTATCTACAAAAGATAAAGTACCTGAGCCATTTGTAGTTAATATTTGATTTGCACTTCCATCAGCAGTTGGTAATGTTATTACTGTTGTACCAAATCCTAATGCATCAGCAAATACTGTACCATCTACATAAACATTTTTAAATTCTAAAGATGATGTTCCTAAATCTACATCATTATCTGTAACTGGTGCTAATACACCATCTGTAAGTTTAATTTGGTTTTGATTACCAGCATAGAAATGAATAGTATCTGCTGTTTCAAAATCTATTTTAGTTTGATCATCTTCACCAATTTTAATATCTGTTGCAAGTAAAGAAGTAATAGCAGTTTGTGCTGCTGCCATTCTTGCTGCTGCTAAAGTTCCTGAGCCAATATTTGATGCATTTGTAGTATCTGTTGTTGCAGAAGAAGCTAATGATGTTCCATTAAGTGTAATTGCATCTGCTTCCAATGTTCCATCTACATCTACATCACCTGATATATCTAATTCTGTTGCTACAATTTTATTATTAAATGTAGCTGCTCCTGCTTCACTACCATCAAGAGTAAGCATAGTAATATCAGAACTATTATCTGTACCTTTAAATATAATATCTGAATCATTTGCTGCTGCGTC